CATGCAGAATAGTTTTTAACTCTTCTGATTCTTCTAGCTGTTTTTCTTTTAACTGCTTATCTAGATTACTTTGGATTTCCTCTGCTAATTTTTCATCGGGCTGTATATCTTTCAATACTTTCGTCTTTCTCACCTCCTGGTTATTTAAATCCATTTTAATTGGATTTCTTAGGTAAAAAAATATAGTCAATTGGAATACCATATAATTTACTAAGTTCTCTTCCTTGCGACATTTTCGGTTCAGAAGTCCCTTTTTCCCAGCTAACGATAGTCTGTTTTCCAACATGCATATGTTTTGCGACCTCTTCTTGTGTCATTTCTGCATTAACTCGTGCTGAAGCTAAAGAAATTTGAAATGGTACTGCTTTACCTTCGTTCATCTTTGTCACGTCATCACCGCCTTTCTTTAATTTCTGTATTTATTATAAATCCATTTTAAATGGATGTCAATACTAAAATCAATTTATTTTTGACTTTTAGTTGCAAAAAATCAATTTTTATTGTACTATATTAATAACGAAGTGAGGTGATTTAATGTCAGATGAAAAGCAAAAGAAAATATTCTCTAAAAATCTATCTTTCTATTTAGAGAAATCAGGAAAAAGCCAAAAAGAGGTGGCTAAAGCTATTGGAGTTATTCCACAAACATTTAATACTTGGTGTACGGGACAATCCATTCCTAGAATGGGAAGCGTACAAGCTCTCGCTGATTATTTTGGAATTGGAAAATCTGATTTAATAGAAGAAAAATCCGATCAAGCCATTGAGCTAACTAAGAAAGATGAAAAAGATATCGCAAAACGATTAGAACAAACCCTTGATCAGTTAGAATCCGATCAAGATGGACTGATGTTCTCCGGAGAACCTTTAGATGATGAAACAAGAGAATTATTAAAAGCGAGTCTCCAAAACAGTATAACCATCGCAAAAATAAATGCTAAGCAAAAATTCACACCAAAGAAATACAGAAAATAAAGGAAGTGATTCATTGGATATTCGTAAAAAAACAAACTCACTAAAGAAAAGATATGGTACGGATAATCCTTTTGACATTGCTAAGTATTTAGGGATAAAGGTTATATTTGAACCATTGGGATCCATTAGTGGATACTACAATAAACAGCTTCGTATGAAGCAAATACATATAAATCATGATCTTTCTGATCACGATCAGCTATTTACATGTGCACATGAATTAGGTCATGCAATTATGCATCCTGATGCTAATACTCCATTTTTAAGAAAACGAACTGGACTTCTTGTAAGTAAAATGGAAATCGAAGCAGATAAGTTTGCAACTGAGCTTCTAATTGACGACGAAGTTTTTCTTGAATTTCAAGAATTTACTACCGATCAGATCGCGCATGCACTCGGATATAATGAAGAGTTGATTAAACTAAGATTAAAATAGCGATGACCTACTGCAATAAGCCACCGCTACCTCTAGTGTATAAAATATGTAAACTATACAAATTGATTATAACATATTTTTATATCAGGAGGAAAATTTATGAAAAAAAGATTTATATCATTAGGGATAATATTATCACTAATTTGTATTTTTTTAATTGCTTGTGCATCAAAAAAGGATGATACAGCTGATGATCCATATAAAGATTTCGAGCAAACAGAAAGTTCATATGGGATAAAATATAAAATTCCAAAATCATGGATCGCTGCCGATTCCAACTCAGATGATACATCCCTTTATTATAAGAATGAGCTCGGAGATAATGATGGATTATTGAGTGTAGTTTATCATAAATTCAATGGTAATGTACTGGATTCTAAAAATGTTGAAAAGGTAAAGGATAGTATTAAAAAATCTCAAGATTATAAAGATGATTTAAAAGGCGAATATGCACAAATAAATAGTATTGATGTAGAGAAGTTATATTATAATAAATCTATTGATGGAAAAACTTATAAAAATGAAATGCTCGTATTTCCTGTAAAAAGCGGATATTTTGTAGTTTGTGCAATGAGCTCGCCCGAAAATGATTATTCTTCGGAGTTTGATAAGATCTTTGAATCTATAGAAATCACATCTGCTTATGATACAACTGAAGCAACTACAGAAGAACCAACAACCACAGAGGTTACAACTGAAGCAACTACAGAAAAAACTACAGAGGCTTACGCGCCTACAACGGGAGAAGAAAATGCTCTAAATAAAGCTTTCGACTATCTTGATTATGATGCATTTTCTAAGTCCGGATTAATAAAACAGCTTAAATATGAGGGATTTACAACTAAAGAAGCCAAATATGCTGCAAATAATTGCAACGCTAATTGGAAAGATCAGGCCTACAAAAAAGCAACATCTTATTTAGAAAGTCAATCTTTTTCAAAATCTGGTCTCATAAAACAATTGGAATACGAAGGATTTACCAATAGTCAAGCTAAATACGGAGCAAATAAAGCTTATAAATAACAAAAAACCGCCCAGCTACCAACTGGACGGAATCTCAGAAGTTTATCAACCACTTTGCAGCATATGATATTACTTCTCCCTAGACAAGAGAATTATATCATACATCCTGCAAAAACACAATTTGATAAGGGTGTATTTTTTGTACCCTTTTTTAGGAAAGGAATGATGGTATATGACAAGAAGAAATCCAAACGGATATGGAAGTGTAACTAAATTGAAAGGCAACCGATCACGCCCATACGTTGTAAAAGTTACTACATATGATGAAGACGGACACGGAAGACAGGTCCCAGTGGACTATGCTGCTACTCGTGAAGAAGCAAACATCATTTTGGCCAAGTACAACGACAATCCGTGGAACATTGATCGTAACCGAGTGACGCTTGCAGATTTATATACGAGATGGCTTGAAATAAAAGGTCCCAAACTTGGAACCTCTCGTTTAAGCTCACTCAAATCAGCTTATAAACATTGTCAAAAACTCTACGGAATGAAATACAGACAAATAAAAGCTTATCAAATGCAAGAAACTATAGATAACTGTGAACGCAGTTATGCCACGCAAGCTCATATCAAAGTTCTATGGGGACATTTAGACAGTTTTGCGTTTGAATTAGATATCATAGATAAAATGTATTCACAATTAACGTCTGTAAGTGCCAAGCAGGAAGAGTCAAAACGCGCACCATTTACCGAAAAAGAAGTTGAAGCTCTATGGAAAATATCTGATCAAAAAAATGTTGATATTGTTTTAATCTATATTTATACGGGATTCCGATTAATGGAATTATTAGATATGACATGTGATCAAGTAAACCTAGAAGAACAATACTTTAAAGGTGGAAGTAAATCTGATTCTGGAAAAAACAGAATTGTTCCAATTCATCCTCGTATCATGCCGTTTGTAAAAAAACGGTTAGAGAAAAGTAATGAATATTTTTTAGAAAATGATGAAGGTTCCAAGTTTAAAAAATGGGATTTTTATGAAGAATGGAAGGTTGTTATTGCCTATATAACAAAGAAAAAGAAAACGCCTCATGAGGCAAGGCATACTTTTGAAACATTTTTGGATAATGCAGGCGGTAATAGAAAATGCATTGATATGCTGATGGGACATAAATCTAAAGATATCGGAAACAGAGTTTATAATCATAAAACAGTAAAACAATTAAGAGAGACAATTCTTTTGTTGAAATAATAATTTTATATTCAACAAGTAACAGATTAGTAACAAATAAATGAGAGAATGGCTTAAAATGGACATTCTCTCATGCTACAAAAATATATCCATATAAATAAGAAATAGCATTCCACATTTCCACTGCATGTTTGCAAAGATTTCTATTATTTTCTGTTAAATTTTCTGTAAATCTCTTATATGCATCCAAATGAAGTTTTGTGTAATATATCACAGCATATAACTTGCCATCATCGTCTTTCGCCTCACAACCTGCCCGAGCATAAGGATTAACTTTCTCTCCATAACTGTATTTATTCGTTTCGAACCCAGGACTTACGCTTCCATAGCATACAATCTTCCCATCAGAATCAGTTTCTAAATATAAATAATCACTATAATCTTTTCCGTAAAATGTATAAGCATATCCATCCCAATATGATGGTGTCGTTAATTTTGGTTCACCAAACATTTTCTTAACATCATCAATTTTCATATTTTTTGTTACCGTTTTCCCACCTACTGTGATCAATTTTCCATCAACAGATGCTTCTGCTTTTACTGGAATTGAAATTGTTGGAATACTTGATATGATCACTAGTGCTATTGCAATCATATTGGATATGATTCTTTTCCATCGTTTCTTCATATTTTTCTTGTCCTTAATCATATATTTCCACAACGCCTCCTATTTTAGACATTTCCACCTTCTGGCGATCCCCTATATTTTTTGTACTATCACAAGTCGACAGAAATCTCTAATTTTTCAATTTAAATTTGTTCAACACACTCTCCTTATTCAATTCAAACTTCACATATACCGGGTCATGATCTGAATATGAATATCCCGTATTAATATTCTTATACATATCACATTTTACATTATCTGAGATAATAAATCCATCCAATGTAACAGTGTAAGTCTTTCCTAGTATGTATTTCATATCTGCATTTCGTGAACTATTCCACAGATTTTCTTTCTTTGGCAGTTGATCCATACAGAAAGAAAAATGTTCTGGAAGCATATTTCTTGGGAATGGATATGCCCAGGATTCTCTATCGGTAGAATCGTCATCTTCTGCAGCCTTGAGGTCATGGTTAAAATCCCCACCGCATAATACATAATTTCCTGCTTCGTATTCTTTTTTCATATCCGCTGAAAGCATACGGATCTGTCCTTTTCTGATCTTATCACTGTTTCCGTAGGCTGACATATGAAGCTGAAAGATCACGAGGTATTTCCCATTATCCACTGGAATTCTTGAAACACTATAGCAACGATCTAAATCAAAAAATTTATTGTATGATGTTGAAATCGGAAGACTTCTTCTTAGCGAATCTTTGATCGGGTATCTGGAAAATAAAGCTAATCCTGCTTTACTGCTTCCATGTGGCTGTGTGAATGGATAGAATAGAAAAGCAGAATCATAATTTTGTGCAAATACTGTATCGTAATTCTTCAAGCATTTCTTTAGTATGGAATATTCATTTACATGATAACTTCTGGTGGAATTAAGATCTACTTCCTCTATTAAGGCAAACTCCGGATCATACGATTTTGTTAGATTCCCTGCATTTTTAACTGTTTTAAGAACACTTTTCTTGCTCTTTGCCCAAGATGATTTTCCTCCATCCATAAAAAAGCTGAAATCTGGCGTATAGGCTCCGAATCCAATATTGTATGTAATTGCTGAATATTGTTTTCCTGTTGTTAGTGTTTGTTTTGTTTCTGTGTGAGATTCTACGGAAAGGGATTTGTTATCTTCAATTCTATGGTAACTTGCATAGAGATAAATGATATATCCTAGCACAATGACCACAATAAAGCCTAATAAAACTCCTATTGTCTTTAATACTTTTTTCGCTATCTTCATGACTTTCTATTCCTTCATTTTATCTTTATTTATCCGATACTTAGTGATTGTATTTATTATAACATACAAAAAGCGTCCTTGGGACATTAATACATCTGATTTATCAGATATATTTTGTTTGCAAGGAGCATTTCACCATTCTTAATCTGATGCTGAGATTGATTGGATATCACATCCATGCGATTGAGTTTTTTGATAAAATCTTTAAAATATCTCATCTGGTTGATTAAATCATCAAGTTTGGATTTTTCTTTATCAAGTCCAGGTACTTCCACGTGATCTTTAAACATTCAAAGCGAATCAATCACCAGATTGAAGTTGTTGCAGACATGAACGACCTCAGAAAACTGGCAGGTGGTATGAATGGCAATCGTAAAGCACATTAAAAGCAGAAATACAAATTACTCAGTTGACATTGACAATATGTATGAATTTGCTTCTTCACACTGCACTGATTTCAAAGATCTCCGCGATGATGAGGATATTGTTATCAATAGGGAGTGGATCCTTAACAAACTTACCGAAGAAGAAAATTAATAATATATTTGGTGGCTACACCCACAAGCCCCTGTAGAATAAATAACGCCAGTACTGGATATCAAAAATCCCGCACCGGCGTTATTTATTAAAATATTTTGTTTTTTAATCTTCAACACTCTCTACTGAAACTTCTTTTTTCTTCCTACTTTTACCAGAAATCATCTTGTGTCCTGTATAAATAGCCATAATCATGCAAAGCAAAGAACTTGCTGCAAAGTACTTATGGCCTTCTTTTGATCCCTTATAACCTGTATAAAAAGTTCCAAGCATTGTAATCAGTGCACCGATAGACCAATATTTATGTGATTTCATTCAGATACCTCCTGCCGTTTTTCTTAATCATATACCTTTTAAAAGATATATACAAACTGGAATTTATCGTCTTGTTCCATTCTTATCAAAATTCTTTTTTAATGCTATTTCTGTTGGAAGAATAGACCCAATTAAAGGAATAAGTTGAACACCACAGATAATTCCTCCTATACTCCCAACACAATCTTTATTTTTTCCAATCACTAAAAGCATGAATATTACTGTTATCGGCAACATAACCATTCCACAGACATACCAGACTTTACCACAATATTTATGAGCAAATTCCCATGTGTCTTTGTTCTTCATAGACATCGAAGTCCGATATCCAAATACTGAATTTATTTCCTTTGGAGCCTTTTTCGTAAAATATCTTCCAAAACCAATCATCGTAAATGGAAGAAGCAAATCCATAATCAACATAAAAATCCAAAACCCCATTGTAAACCTCCTTTACTACAACTTCCGATTTTACTTTATAACTATGACTTTTCCTTCTGAATCCAGAAGAGGTGTAATAGCCGCTCCATATCCAGATTTCCAACAAAGATAGTTAACCCCAGTCTCCTTATCTACAAGGATTTGGCGAACTCCTTCATCCTTAAGCTGACTTCCGTCTCTAAATGTAACTTCAAATCTTTCTTCTTTCTTTGCCATGTTTATTTCTCCTTTTTTCAAGCGTTAAATTTAAATTTTCCTGTTATACAAACTGGGATTTATCAGTTAATAAGTTTACTCGCCAGTTTGTATACTTGATTTATTTCTTTGCTTTCTAACTTCCAGTTATTGAGTTCATCTTTAATCAGCTCCGGAAATTTTTTACTAATATCTCTTAAAGCATTACCTACTGATTTCCTAACATATTCACTCGGATCTTCTTTTAAGGCTACAATCCGCCTAATTGCTTCATTCGGATTATCTTTGAAATATGGTCTACTTGTCCATATTCTTAATCCTTCCGTAACTGCTCTCCTCGTATTTGGATTATCATTTTCTAACCATTCATCAATGATCGGAAGTGCTTTTTCATATCCTGTATTTTTGCAAAATTCATCAAATGCCTTTGCTAATACTTCCTGAACTCTCCAATTATCATCTTTAGAAACTTCATCTCTCATAAATGTCAAAATATCATTTTGTTCTGATAAGTATCCAAAAAGAAATACACCGTACATTCTTACTTGATAGGTATTTGAGTTATAAGCTGAAAACGCCAACTTCTTGACAAATTCTTTATCATTAGATCTATAATCGGATAAAGCTCTTTTTTCTTCCTCTTTAAAACCATTTTCTATCAAAGAAAATTCTTTTTCTAAACTCGCAATATAATTTTCCAAACAAAATCACCTTACTTTCAAATTCCGATTGAGATTTCACCTGTTTTAAGAGATTTAATAACTGTTATATTTTGTTATTAAATTCTCCGCAAACCCTTGAAAACACTGAATTTATCACTGGTGAGCTTTCCCTTATTGTTTCACTTGTGTTATATTGTCCCACCAGTGTTTACGAACTCTGATAAGGGCAAATACAAGGGCAAGAAAATCCTATAAAACAGTATAACACAAAATAAAAGTGACATGGTGAACTGATTGAAATGCTTCTGATTTTTGCAACAAATGATTGATTTAACGATAAGGAGATTTGATACGATGAGAACAATATTTGCAGAATACAATCCCAAGCGCAACAGTATTGATGTTTATACCTATGTTGGCTATTATGCTCCGCATTGACTGTTGGGAAGCTGAAAAGGACTTAAAAACCACATCAGGATCAGACTGTGCATTAAACGCACTCGCCATTGATGATCCTCTTGAATATGCAAGATTATATCTTGATGGAAATTTGCAGATGTGGGTAGATGCGGAAGACTCATTAGATATTTTTTAATTTTTAAACAAATACAACAGTTTAAATAACTATTAGCTACAATATTTCCGGAAAATTCATCATAGGTTTGTATAAACGCAAAGAAACGGCGGCTCTGAAAATCAAAGTCGCCGTTCTAAATTGTCTGGTTTTTCTTTTGCCGTCATGCGGCAGATAATCAATTCATTCTATTTTGAACTTCTTTTATGCTACCTGTCTGCAATAGGAATGAATCGCCAAGAATGTAAACACAAATAATTCAATTCCTGCCGAAATCAAAATAACATGCGGTGTCCAGAAACTCATTCCACCGATATTCAGATAATTGAAATTTGCAAGCTGAGAAAGGAAATTGTTCTGCATACCAATTCCAGCAGATGGAAGTATTGCAGAGAGCCATGTTGCTCCCATCGCCACATAAGCAAAAAGCGGCATGAGAAGAACTACGATAGAGATCAGCAAAACTGTCAATGTGTCTTTACATTTTGCAGACAGGAACAACATACAGCTAACCGTTGCTAATACAGAAAGTAAGCCCGCTGCTGCGAGAATTATCTGCAACTGCCCCAGATTGATGTTTGGCAGGTTACAGTCAGGTAACGCTGGAAAAAACTAATTCCTGAATTTGATTCTTTTTTCATGATATCTGCTCTCCTTAAATTATTTACAACAATCCCCGTCACCGCATCCAAGGCAAGTAAGGGATTCTATAAAGTGTTTGTAATTCATCAATGTCTCACAATTCAAAGAATAGTGATGCCATTTTCCTTCCTTACGATCATTCACAAGGCCGCATCCTACCAGTATCTTCATATGATGGGATAAAGTTGGCTGGGTAATTTCAAATCTTTCCAAAAGTTTACACCCGCACTTTTCTCCATCCGACAGCATCTGTACAATTTCCAGCCGGTTCGCATCGCCCAAAGCCTTGCATATCAAAGCCACATCCATTGCATTCATATTGACACCTCACATTGATCATTGTCTATGTTCAATATAATATATACATAGATATTTGTCAATGTATGTATTTTAAAAAAGTGTCTTCGACACTTCAACTCCCCTGCCCCTCATTTTTGAGGGGTGGG